CTCTTAAAAGCAACGCCCAAGTGGTCGTGACCAACTACGACAACTTGCAGTGGCTGGCCGAGCAAAAGCTGAACTTTGACGGCGTGGTGTTTGACGAACTGACGCGGCTCAAGAATCCATCAGGCACACGCTTCAAAGCGTTCCTCAAAGTGGTTGACCCCATGTCCGTGCGCTGGGGCTTGACTGGCTCATTTACCAGCAACGGCCTTGAAGACGTGTTTGGCCAGTGCAAGATTGTTGACCAGTCGTTGCTTGGCCGCAGCAAAGGCGCGTTCATGCAGCAATATTTTGTGCTGATCAACAAAGAGTTTGGCGAATGGGCGCCCAGAGTAGGGTCGCTTGAAAAGGTAATGAACGTGATCAAGCCTGCCACATTTGTCTTGGAAGCAGGTGAGTATAAGGACAAGTTGCCGCCTTTGCATACTGTCGAGTTAGCTTGCACGATGGATCTGACGCCGTACCAAACACTCAAGAAAGACTTCGTACTAGACGGCATTACAGCCGCCAACGCCGCCGTTGTCACGGGCAAGCTACAGCAACTGGCGTCAGGTTTTGTTTACGACACCAAGACCACGCCGTCTGAGTCGCCTGGCAAGTTTACGTCCACCCAGCGCCCGATCTGGTACAGCTTGCACAAGTTTGAACGCCTTGAAGAATTACTAGACGAGAACCAGCATGCCAACACCATTATTGTGTACAACTACCAAGAAGAACTTGCCGAACTTAAGCGCCGCTTTGGACACTTGCAAACCCTTGACGACGCCAACGCCATCGAGCGATGGAATGATGGAAAGATCAGGCTACTGGCCGTCCATCCAAAGTCAGCAGGCCACGGCCTCAACCTCCAACACGGTGGTTGTCACATGGTGTTTCTGTCGTTGCCGTGGAGTCTGGAATTGTACGAACAGACCATTGGTCGTTTGCATCGCAGCGGGCAAAAACACGCTGTGTGGTGCTATGTGATGCTGACAAGCAAAACAGTGGATGAAAAAATTTGGGTGGCGCTTCACGACAAGCGCGCCATATCTGATGTTGCAATGGAGGAACTTAAATAATGTGGCCATTCCCGCCTTTTCCAAACCCCAAAGACAAGGGCAACAAAGTGCCTAAGTTTAACCCTGACAATTATGAGGACGCGCCGCTATGAGTTATATTGTGGCGTCTTTGCCGCCCATGAAGTGCTTTGTGAAGCGCGAGTTTCTGTACAACGATCACAAAGGCCACAACGAACTGGAGCCAGCCATCTGGGTAAGCCTTAAAGCCTTGCGTGGCCAAGTGTTCCGTATTGAGAGCCTACTGCCTGCGTATGGCGCCTTGTACGACAAGCTACCCATCCACGCCTATGTCTGGCACGCAGACGCTGGCAATCTGCCAATTGACACGCTTCAGCTATGGGACTGCATGGGCTACCGCTTTACCATTGTTGAAAAGATCGGCCTGCGTAACTTGGGCGTCAAGTTTCTGGGCAAAGACAAAGAGTGGCACTTTGGGCGCTACTTGTTTACGGTGGACTTTTGCGCTGATGGGATGGACTTGGACACGGGGTTTACCGAACAAGCCGAGGAACACAAGTCATTCAATTGGATTGCGCTAGACAACGGCCAGTTTGCCTGCCAGCCAAACAACCGATGCCTGTGGTACGACCAGAGCCTGATCCCCGCTGAGACAAAGTTCCCTGACTTCCAAGCGGCGCAGCGCCTGTGGACAGTGGACGGCACGCGCAAGTGGTCTGCGGGTGATGATTGGTTTTACGACATTAAGGAGAAAAGCACATGATCCACACCGACGAAGACGACGAGTTTGACCGCATCAAGCGCGAGAATGCTATGCGTGAGGTGCAACGACTAGGGCAAGAAATAGAAGGTGGCCAACCCTACCATTGGAAAGCCATGGAAGTGGTGATCTACACCAAGCGCTTGTGCCCCGACTGCACCGAAGTCAAACAACTTTTGCGGGCTAAAAACATTAACTATGTTGAGATGGACTTGGAATCTAGCCCGGATTTACCCCATATTTTTATCAATGGCAAGCGCGTCGATGGCTTGGCCGGACTACAGGAAGCACTTAAATGAAACGCATTGACCTTTGGAAGGCCAAACTTAAAGCGGCCAAAGCCGAAAGACGTATTAGATACCGCAACTTTAACGCCGCCGCCCGTGCGTACAGTAATTGCAAACGAGACATTATTGAATTGGAGAACAAAATTGAACGACACCTGGCGAAGCCTTAACAGCAAATTAAGCCGTCTGAGCGAAGAAGAAGTTCTCAGACTGCTACACGAAGAACGTGAGGGCGCTAAACGCGTCAGCATGCTTGAGCGCCTTCACCAGCGCTATAACACCCTGCGCGTAGCGCGGGAAAGATTAGAACTATTAAAAGGAGCAACACAATGATCAACTGGACACCCCCAGAAGGAACCAAAGTGACCTATCCAAGCAAGAGTCTGCAAGACCGCGCATTTAACTACCAGCGCGGCTCCGACGTGCAGGCGCTCTGGCGCGAGCATGGCTGGACACCGCCCAGCGAAAACATGACACCGCCGCCTCCAGAGAAAGCGTTTGAGCTTAGGAGAGTCAGGTAAATGCCACGACCAAAACCACCTGAACCCCTATTAGGCCGACAAGTCCGAATGTCAGATAGACATTGGATGATCTTGCAAGAACTTGGTGGTGCTGAATGGCTACGCAAACAACTGGACAAAAACGCCAAGATGCCAGCCAAGTATTACCGCCTTGAACTGGACGCGCCATCTAAAAAGGAAGCCAATGATTAACAGACCAGACTTTGCAACATGGAGCCAAGCCAACTTAATTAAGTTTGCGCAAGAAGCCTACGTTAAGCTGTGTGAGCAAGACGACCGCATACAGCACCTACAATGCGATCTAAAGACCGCCATAGAGGCGTACAGGGCGCTAACTAAGGAATAAGCGGCGCTCGTCTATGCGGCGGTTTTGCAAGCCTTTTAAAACCTTGCCGCCAGCCATGCAATATTTCAATAGTTCTTCGGCTGCGCCTTCTTTGTCAAGCCGAAGAACCTTTTGACGAAGCGTCGAACGCTGTAGTGTTCCCAGACCGACATTAAAACTAAAAGACACAAGGCCATCAAACATCCCTTGTGTAAGAAGGACAGGGCAGAAACGTTCCACGCCTCGCTCAAAGCGATCCAGATCGGCTCGAAGAATTGCATCTACTTCGTCTTTTGAAAACGCTCGGTTATCTTCTGGATGAAGCGCGTAAGCGCCTCTTTGATCAATTGGCATCTTGCCTTGATTTGGGTAAAGAACATGGCCTACTCCTATTGTCCACAGCTTTGCTGGGCACTGGTATGGTTTAAACCGAACACCCTCATGGTGCTTGATCATCTCGATGGTTTTGGCAGAGACATTCATTTACCAAACGCCCGACCGCCAAAGTGAAACGCAATGATGGACGCAAACAGCGCCTGGGTGTCAGAATCCCACAGCATCTCGGCCAACTCCACAAAAGTAACGCCATTGTGCCAGCCGTAAGCAAACAGGCCAACGTCTACAAAAACTAATAAAAAGAAAAACCCATAGGTAATGACTGGGCGAACGCTGGCGCGAAGGTTCCGCATCCATGTGGATGTACCCTCATTTAGACTTTCATCGTGGGCATAGATGGCTTGCATCTCAGCTTGCTGGGCGCCAATCAAAATTTGCTGGGTGGTGGCTGCACTTTCGGTGGCCAGTTGCTCAGAACGAATATGCTCAATGCGCTCTTGGGCTTCAAAGCCTGCCTTGCGCAATTCAAGCTCACGGGTGATTTGCATTTGAGCCAGCGCCAGCTCATGCAACTTGTCAGCGCGGTCTTGAAAGAAATCCAACAGCTTGGGCAAGCCACCCATCAAAAAAGAGATTAGAGTTGAGAGTAAAGTTAACATTACAGTCCAATCATTTCAATTCAAAACTTAAATTTGCATGGCGAGGGTACTGCACGATACGATCCCCCTCTGGGCATTTGTATTTGATGGCCGCCAACAAAGTAGCTTTGCCGGGCGCAATCTTTTCTTTTTGCACCATCGTAAGCTGGTAGGTGAAGGTGTCAATCTCTGGCCCTGCTGGGCCGCTAAACTTGCTGGCCGTGGTGGTTGCTGCATGAACCATCCCCGCAGCATCTCGAATGCTGGGTGTAAAACTCTCAACAGAGCAGTCGTCGCGCTTCTTAATCCGCGCAACAGTGACGTTGATGGGCTTACCGGCTTCTGCCGTGATCTTGAAGTTCTCAGGCGACCACTCAATGATTGCGCGGTCGAACCAGCCGAACTTGTCGGCAAGGGTGTAGCTGCCGCCAAGCGCAG